GTTTTCCATGCCTTACGTTCCTTAGCTCATAGAGTAAATTGAGGCCGCGCCCATTAAGTAATCAAACAGACCGGGCTGACGTGATTGCGTTGTTGCCTGTGGCACTGGCGCTGCCCCAAGCGCAGCCAATGGCGCGGCAAGAGCTGCCTGTGGTGCGCCTGTGTATCCAGCGTATTGGCCTTTTGCTGCATCGATGAGCGCCTGCTGCAATCCTTGCTGCAATAAGCCTTGCTGCGCAGTTTGCTGCTGGATCGCTTGGCCCGTGCCAAATGCTTGCTGGCCCAATGCGCCAAGCTGTGATGCTGCGCCAAGGCGTGCTTGCCTGTCGGCCATCGCCTGCTGCATTGCTGTGGTATATCCGGTTTGGCGCTGCTGAGCTGCAATATCGCCTGCCATGCGCCCGTATTCCCCAGCAGCAACGCCCTCGGCAACACCTTGGCGAGATCCACCAAACGCACGCGCTGCTGATGCCTGAGCGCCAAGCTGGTTCATTGCCATCTCTTGCTGCCTAGCAATGTCCTGCTGCGTGCGATCAATCACTTGCTGCGTGTATGGGTTCATAAACGCGCCAACTTGCAGCGGGCCTGTCATTGCTGCCTGCGTGCCACCAAGCGCGCCTTGCAATGCGCCAGCCGCCGCTTGGTTCACGTTAAATGGCTGCGCTACCTGACCGCCGCCTTTTCCACCTTGTCCAGCCATTATCTTATCCTTTATCTATTCCCGCCAGTGTAGACGCCGCCGCCGCCACTTGCTTCAATTCCTTGACGGCGCAAGTCTCTTGCCACCGACTGCGATGGGGTATCGCTTAGGCCAGCAAAAGCATCCTTCGCCGCGCCGAGTATGCCGCCGCCAGATACAAAGTTCACAATACTTTCGCCAAAATAATCATCTGCGTATGGGTTGCCGGTTGGCGCAGTGTATATGGGGTCATCAGACCCTCCCCCGCCACCCGCAACGGGAGATGCCATAGGCGCAACGGGAGATACCGCTGGCTGGCCGTAATCCCGTATGGCTTCGCCGGTCATTGGATCAATGAAAAAGCTTTGCAGATATTCAGCTTGCGCTGGGCGCTGTGCGGCAAGCTCAGACACAGCCTGCTCATATATTGGCGCTGCGCTGTAGCCCCTTACCCCGCCAGCGTATTGGGTGGGGGCAGGCATACCGCCCATAATGTCCGTTTGTGTCGTAGGCGCGGCAAGGCCAAACGCAGATGCCACATCAGCAGCTTGCTGGAATGATGCCTCTTGCATTGGCGTGAATGCTGCAACGTCTGGCCCGTAATAAGGCACATAGCCAATCTGGCTGATGTCCTCTGCTTTAGCCAAGTTGCGGCGAGCCGCATCCTCGATGTATTTTGGAATCTTAATCTCTGACGTCTGTGTGCCGCCCTTGCCGCCTGCCATTATTCAAACTCCTTCAAGTATGAGGCGTGCAATGGAACCCATCCATGCGCCTTCAATGGTTTCTTCCAGCCAAACCGGCCTGTCATCGTCAATGCAGAGCATCCTTGAGATTTTGCCCATGCTACCACATCTTCGTGCATATCTAAAATCTGACCCAATTCACCGCCGCCAAGAAATACGTTTAAAACCTTCTTCTTAGGATATACCACGATTTCAGTTACTATACACCCCCTCGGCGTTGGCCAGAGCTGCATGCTACCTTTGTATATACCCTCGGCAACGTCGATAAAGTCATGCGTGCCGCCTGAGTATTCCAGAGCGGCCTCAATCCAATCACGGCATCTTTCAAGCTCTTTATCCATGAAGCCTCGTAATCGCTAAGGTTGAGGCGGGTATTGCTGGCACAGGCGAAGACGCTGCGGTGTAGTTTAAGAAGCCGCTTGTGCTGTCTATCATGTAGTTCACTTCCAAGTAGTCATTCGCCGCAACGGTAAATATTTGCGTGCGTGACGTGACCAGTGTGGCGTTATTCCGGTGCAGCGCTGTTGTCATGCCGCTGTTCGCTACGTTTGTGCCGTTCACGCTGGGCCAGAAGTAGAAGTGAACCGTGCTGGCTGATGTGGATGATATTTGCGCCGAAAACGATATGACGTATTGGCCCGCTTCTTCAAAAACAATCCTTGAAGCTGGCGTTCCCTGTGTTATTCCGTCGTTGCCGGTGGGAGCATCGTAAGTCAGCTTGTACGCTGTGTTTGCTGCTACCGGCACGACGTCAGACGTCTTCATAAAGTCAGCGTGACCATCTTCCAGAACAATCTGCCGAAACTCGCCATTCTTAGATACGACAGGGTAGCCGTTTACGTTATCCCATAAGATGACGCCGTTTTCAGACGGGTTATCCGTTGATGTTTTAAAACCAAGCTTTGCTAGGTTTTGCTGCAAGTATATTGTTAGCTGACGCCCCCACTGGCGTAAGTCGGGGCCAATGGGGGGTAATACTGGAACCGGCATTACCTACGGCCCCCAGCCTTCATGTCAATTCGCATGTTGCCAACCCTAAAGTCAGACAAGATTACTCCATCAACCCGCATACGAACTTGCCGACCAGTAAACCTTACTGACGTTGGGTTTGCAGTTGTGAATGGACCATGACTTGTCTCAGCGCCATTTGGGTAAAGCCGTGTCTTAAACGTGACGTTGACATCTCCCTGCGTTTTTTCGTCAGGGATAAGCTCAGTAACACGCGCAACTTGATCTCCTGCGCCAATAGATATTGGCCCGCTTTCGGCAAAGATTGATGAGCTATCTACATTAAGGCCCACTTCATGCTCATAAATACTGACCGGCCCGCCAACAGAAATTGTGTTGCCCATAGAATTGCCGTGAACGGTGCAGTAATATTTTAAACTATCTGGCGCATCGCTCGCCACCACTATAGTAACCTTGGCTCCAGCTTGCCCAGCCGTTCCTGTTGTCGTTACGCCGGTAGTGTATGACGCATCTGCGCTTGTCCTAAATGCAAAAGGATGCCCAGAGTTTGACGCGTCTGAGAGGTCAAACACATATGTGTTGCCCCGCACAAAGGTCAAAGCTGGCGCAGATCCAGAAATGCCTCCGATTGCATATTTATTGCCACCGTCATTAACCACTGTGACTGTATAATTTACCGTTTCGGGATTTTCTCCTGCCATGAACGGATAACGAAAGACGCCGCGCTGGACGCCAGCCGTGCGTGATAGGTTGCCGATTAGCCAATGGCCTTCCTTGTAATCATAAGCAACGTAGCGGTCTATTTCAGTAGCGCCTTCAGAGCAATAGAACCACCACACCTCGCCGTACTGGCCGTTGGCAAACGACCAAACCTTTGATTGCTGCGCTGGGTTGAAGTCGCCAAAAACATAGTCGAAGACATCGCAGGGTATTTCTTGAACGCTGTTACCATCAAACCTAAAGAAACCACGCTGGCCCATCCAGAATACGCCCATATCAACGTCAGACGCAGCCTTGCGGGATATTGCCCCACACGATGTACCAACGCGCTCAAAGCCATACACATAAGGCGGGCCAAGGTATCGCGCTGTGTGGGCTGATGTATCCGTCAGAATAAGCGTCTGGCCTCGCGTTCTAACGCCCTGCATGATCTGCCCGCTGTCGGCAAGCTCAATATCGCCAGCCTCGTTTGTAGCTGCTGGCGTCCATACTGTGTTGTTTTCACGATCACACCATGAGATTTTACGCGGGTTGTTGCCACTACCCAAGGCAAAGATAAAACGCTCTTCCGTTACAACTAAACCAAGATTGCCCGTAGGGGCATTTGCAATCGGAGCCGCTTTAACTGCTGGGTTTAACTGCCACTCCAACAAGCGCCCGTCATCCTTATTGCAAGCAACCAAATACTCGCCCCAATTATCTAAATTCCATTGGGTGGCTTCTTCTGGAACAGCATTGGCGTTTTGCTGGATCGGAGTACCATAAAACCCGTCACCATAAAATCCGTATCCGTAACCCGTTTCGACTTCCGCATTTTCGCGGCCTGTCGCTAGGTCTGTTGGAGCAATGTCGTACACAGTGCCACCGCCGGTCATGGCTTTAAGTTCATTATATGAACCGCCAGCCGCATAGGCCGTGCCGGTATTTGACTCCCATGTGTGCATTCCGCGCACAGGGTTTGTGCTGAATGACGCTTTGCGCTCTTGCCACCCGCCGATTGGGCGCAAGCTGTTATCCCGCCACCTGACCAAGCTGCCATCGCGCCAGCGGCCAGACTGCTCTAAATCAGTTCCGTTTCGGTAAAATCCTGCGGGGATGTCGAGGGGTACGAGTGTCATTTATAAAGCAAACCCAATGGTTGAAACATTTGCCCTGCCGCTAGAGTTCACATCAATACTTAATGAGCCATTTGGGCCAAGGTAAAATGATCCTCCAGCAACCTGATATGCGGAGAGGGAAAAACTCGTTGTCCTTGCGCTCGTGCTGCTTGGGCTTACGCTAGTGTTGTAGCCACTGGCCCCAGAAGTACACGTTATGAATGAGCCAGAGCCAGTTACACTGATTGTGCCACTTCCCGCGTTGTGTGGAACATTAAACTTATATTCCCCATACATACCCCCAGAGCCAGCGGTTGTGACAGTTCCGTCAGAGCTTCTGTACCCAAACGAAGGGCTTGCATAGTTAGGGCCGCCAGTCGGAATACTAATTGTTGTGCTTCCGATAGACGTAACGTGACCATATGTGTCAAGGCTGATGTCTTGGATAACCGTCGTGCCGCTGTTGTTTACGCTGCCTTGGCTTGATGTGTCCGAGTGGCTGATGGTGCGGTTGGACGCTAAAGACCCACCACCCGTTAAACCGCCGCCAGCGGAAATGCTTGTTGACGTAGAAGCCTTGGCGTTTAACTGCGTCTGGATGTTGCTGGTCACACCGTCAGTATGGTTCAACTCTGCTGTAGTAGCCGTCACACCGTCCAGTTTATTTAGTTCACTCGTAGAGGCTGTTAAGCCGTCCAGCTTATTAATCTCCGCAGCATCAGCAGTAACAGCCGTGCCGCCGACCTTCCATGATCCAGCAGTTAAGTCTGGGGTGCTTGCGGTATCACCGTTCAGAACGTCCACAACGTCATCAAGTGCCGCGTTGATCGTGGTTCCCCATGTATTCTCTGAACCGCCGACTGTGGGTTTGGTTATGCTGATCGTCATTTAATCGCCTCGCGCTTTTTTTGCACTATATATCATTTTGCCAGCAAACACTATGCTGCTTCCTGCTCTGTCCAGACCGCCGCTGGCACAGTTTCGACTTGCCACTTAAACCGTGCTGGGCCGACAATTGGCACACCGGCCACGATGTCAGATGCTGTCAGCGCTTGGCTCTGCGTGACGCTTGGAGCGCCGACAGTCGGAGCGCCAGCCGTGATGCTGTCAGCCGTTAAGCTGATGATTTGCGTTATCGTTGAGGCAGCGACAGTCGGGGTGCCGGACGTAATATCACCAGCCGTTAGCTGCTCATTCGGGATAAGCGTGACATTGCCAACCGTAGGCGCACCAGCCGTAATATCAGCGGCAGTAAGCTGCGTGTCAGCGCCAATCGACGGCGTACCGACAGTTGGAACGCCAGACGTAATATCAACCGCTGTGAGCGTGTGTGCTTGGCTAATCGTTGAGGCAGCCACCGTGGGTGTGCCAGCCGTGATGTCGGTGCTTGTGAGCGATTGACCCGACGAAACGCTTGGCGTTCCTACTGTTGGCGCACCAGCAGTGATGTCGGCTGACGTAATAACGTGCGCCTGAGAGATTGTTGACGCGGCAACCGTGGGAGCGCCAGTAACAATGTCATCGAGGCCAAACGCTGCATCTGCAACAGCCCCTGTGTCGGCTAATGGGGCAGACGCTAAGGGGCTGAACCCTAGCATGTATTACTCCTTATGGCTTCGTCGGCCAAGTGACATTCGTCGGGAAGCCAGATTGGCTTGGAATGTCTCGCAGCGCCTGTCTGTACGTCTGCATATCTGATGTCATCGTGTTGTCTGACAGTGCCAGATAATCGGTTTCTGCGATTAAGCTGTTGCGCTTTTCTCTGACTTCCGCTGCCGCTCTGTCGTTAGCACCTGCAGCCCATGCAGCTTCTTCAGCTTGGCGAGCAGCTATTTCATCTGCGGTCATATCGGTTAGAACGCCGTTTACATACTTTTTCATTATGCCACTCCGTACAATCTAATTTTACCGCTTTCGATAGTTCCACTAGCCATAGAGATTTGAATATCTGTAACGACGGTAGTAGCGTCATAACTGCCGCTTAAACTGGTGTCCAAAAGTTTAACACTATCCACCGCAGTGTATGCACCATTCATACAAAACCGCAGCGCCGAATTGTTCGCCCCATACAAGTGATAATTAAAATTAAAACCATCGCTGACAGATCCAGAGTTTTTTAGTATTTCAATGTGATTTGAACCACCAATAACTCCAATATTGACTGAACCAGAGCCATTGCTAGCGACATATCTATAACGTCCAGCTGTATTATAGTCTGTGCTTCCTGACTTAAAAGTTGAGCCTCCATCTGTGCTAACCCTCAAATAGAAGGTTAGCGTACCAGAGCCAGTTATGTCTTCCCCCAGCAACTGAAATATAGAAAAATCACTAGGCAAAGACAGATTAACACTTGAAGTAGACGACGTTATGTCTGTGGTTGAAACGTGTGATAATACTAAAGCCATAAGTCACTCCTATACGGCTGAAGAGCCATCCATATCGGCTTGCGCCATCACCCACGCATAACATTTATCCAAGAATGTAGAGCCAGACGCAGCTTCTACATCTGTGAGATTTGCGTTGTAACGCTTGAAGTCCACCTCGCGGGTGTCATCGGTCGGCGAGCTTGTTGCATATGCGCTGAGGTCAATCATCACGGTAAACTTGGGGTCTGACCCACGTTGACGGCTGACAGCCGCTGTAACGATGCGGTAGTATGCGTTATTAAA